GTCGGAAAGAGATCCTATCGGTTTAATTCATACCGAGCCTCCAGGTGCGACCAAGCACGTGAAGGTGTAAATAAATTTACTAAGTATGCGTACAGACTCACTTTATACATTATTGTTGGTACCAGAAAGGAATAAATCCCTACTTCTGGACCGGGTTCATCAAGCGAAAGCTAAGGTCGACATATCAGAACTAATGAGTAAAAATACTGTTATAGTATGAGAACTCAGAGTAGTAATGATAAACATGTCCACTTCTGTTTCTAGAATGATGATCGATAATAACAATAATATTATTTTCGAATGTATAAAGGAAAGCAGCCAAGCCAGGGATATAATCCCAATGGCAAGACTTGCTAAAGACTTAAAATTCGACTCTAATCGTTTATGTTATGAACTACCCGTCCCTTGTTTACAGGGATCACAGGTGAGGGTCTACGCTGAACTGATAAGAACAGCTAAAGATCCATTGGCCTTGATCAGCAGTTTAAAAACTGCAATCAGTAAAAGAAGAGAAGGGAAAAGCGATAAATCGCTAGACTCCTCCTCCCCTAGTACTACCAACTAATCTACGTAGGTCAGCAAAACTGAAATGTTAAAGAAACAAAAAGGTCATTTAATTAAAACTAAAAGACTTTGAGACTTTGCAGAACAGTTTACCAAATGGTTACTTAGTTGAGTCAATATTGACTCGAAAAGGTATTCCATCTTGGTCTGACGACTCCTTCGACATCTGTCGGGGACCGCGATTAATCGCGGTCCTGTTGGTGTCATCGAACTTTCAAAGGAGGGAAGATCACAGTTCTTTAGGGTACTTAACAGCACCGCTAAACCTGAGGACTTACTCTCTGGATTTACTGGCTCCTGATCTTTTCTTAACCATCAGTTTAGAGGAACAGATACGACTTTAATAAAAGTCCTACTGACCATCCTCACGATAACTAAGGCGATTAGGTTAGAACCAAAAATTAATCTGGAAAACATAAAGGCACCTCCTAAAGGAGCGCTCCCTGATGATATACCGGACTACATTCCTGGTTTCTGAGCCGAAGTAGGGTATCGCACCCTACCTCAAAGTAAAAACTTAACTAAGAAAGTTGCGTTTAAAGAGTTCTCTTTATCAACTAAAAAAGGACCGAACGGTCATGCAATGGACACACTGTTACAAGACTATGTCTTACTAACAGATGAAACAAAACATGCTCTTTCGGTTCTGGGAGGAGCTCGATTTGAAGAAGTAATAAAATTATTCAATCACTTTTGTAAACCCAATCCATCAGCTAAAGGATCACTTAGAAAAGTGGTCGCAATATCAGATAAAGAGGGGAAAACAAGAGAGATAGCAATACTTGATTACTTCAGTCAACAAGCTTTGAAAGGTCTTCACTCATGAGTATTCTTTGTTTTAAAACATCGAATATGACAAGATTGTACCTTCCACCAGACTTCTTTTAGTTCAAAAATTCATAAGCACATTCGTGAGTATAATTCTATTGATCTTAAGGCTGCAACTGATAGGTTTCCAATACTTCTAATCAAGAAATTATTAGAGTATCGGTTAGGTGGAGAGTATGCAGATGCTTGGCATCATGTAATGGTAGGTCTTCCTTTTGATGTACCGCAACTTAAAACACAAGTGTTTTATGGTGCTGGTAATCCAATGGGAGCTTACTCTTCATGAGCCACATTTGCTCTGACTCACCACTTTTGCATCTACTACTGTTGTATGAAGTTAAATAAGGTATGAAAGGAATGTAATTATGTTTTACTAGGTGACGACATTGTCATTAATGACCATGAAGTTGCAGAGTATTATAAGAAATTCCTTGCTCAGATCGGAGTAGAATTTTCCGTAGCAAAGACACATAAAAGTTCAAACTTTTATGAATTTGCTAAGAGAATAATCTTCTTCGATGTTGATGTTACACCCTTTCCAATTAACGCCGTATGAGAAAACCGGAGAAACCCTATTGGGCTGATCGCGGATCTTATAGACGTTGATAAGAAGGGATGAAACTTACCTAAGAGCTTAGCTTCTTGTCTCTATGATCTATACGGATATATGGGTTATAATGGTAAGCGGCGGAATAAATTCACGCGGCACATTAAATCTACGACTGAACTATTATATTTTCTAAGAGGTGAGAATACCACACCGTTTAACGCCTTAAGGCCATTACTGGTGAAGTTTCCACGCTTATATCAAATTCTAGAATCAGCGTATAACAAAGGTCTTCATATTGAAGCCCTGAGTTACCATATTATCGAGGAAGCAATCATCACAGTCTTCTCAGAGTCTTTAAGACACTGGGATACTGATGAGATTCAAAACTATGATCTTCGGTTTCTTTCCGAGTCATGGCTTCGATATGTTTGCTCCGAAGTGCCATCATCATACTTACCTTTCGACCTGCCAGAATTATTACCTTGATCGTCGATTAATCGACAAATCCAAGTAAAATTCAGGGAGATTCAAGCCCGACTCTACAATATAGATACTGTAGGTGAAGGTCAATGAGATCTCCTTCTAAGATCTCTTATCCTACCATGAGACACTTCCTCATTCTATACTAGAACAAGGGAGGTCAGAGTGTTAGGTGCTCTATCGATTATAAAACCGATAGAAGAGAAACTAGAAATGCTCGAAATGTATTGTGATGAAGACACAGAATGACCAGATACTGGGACACAGTGACGACAAGTCACTACTCTTTTTACAACACGATGGCAACCGCACGGTAAAATTACCATGGATTACCTCTGCAGCAGAGTTTCTCTGTCTGACTCTTCATCGAAACTAGGAATAAATCCCTAGGGGGAGATGAAGATGTAATTCCCGTCCTTAAAAGGAC